GTCAGAAGTTTCAAGTAATGGATGTAATCAACACCACAAGCAATGTTGGCCTTACAAACATTAGTTTTGTGGACATGAACCGCAAACTAAACTTTACGCCACTTGTCAATTCAATACCTACAGAATTTGCTTTTGATGGAGTGGATGCAAGTTACAACACAAAGGTAAATCTATACCCAATACCTGACGGTGTTTACACGATCAAGTTTGCTTTGACAGTGCCACAGGCTACGTTATCTTCAGATGCAACTGTTGTGCTTGTTGCTGACACTTTAGTGGCTCAAAATGCTTATGCCCGTGCTTTAGTTGAACGTGGTGAAGATGGTGGTTTGAGTTCTTCTGAGGCGTACCAGTTGTACAAATCCATGTTGTCTGATGCCATTGCTTTGGAAGGCACTCGTTATCCTGAGAATCAGGAGTTTGTTGCGATATGAGCAAAGCACTTCAAGTTTCTAGCGTATCCGCCCCAGGCTTTTTGGGATTGAATACACAAGACCCGTCTTTAGAAATATCGAACGGGTTTGCTGGCATTGCACTCAATTGCGTGATTGACAAGTTTGGTCGAGTAGGTTCAAGACAAGGTTATCAAAACATTAACACATCTAGTGGCACATTAGGTACAAATGAAGTCACAGTTATTCATGAATTGATTGAAACTAACGGCACACTTACTATATTGTTTTTTGGCAACGGCAAACTGTTTAAACTTGGTTTGTCTACGTCAGGCGCTGTAGCCGAATACAACATTGCTCAATATGGCGATAATTGGACTCCAAACCCACCAACACTACCACTTTATTCAGAATATACATCTGGTGCTTCAAGTCTAGGCTCTATCACTGAATTAACGTATGGCGGCCCAGCAACTGCGCCAACCTTTAATGCTGGCAACTGGCAAGCTGCAAGTCTTAACGGCATTGCGTATTTTTTCCAAATAAACAATGACCCGATCATTTACGACCCCGCTGTCTCTACTACTACTTATCGCAGAGTAACTGAAAAGTCTGGTTACCTTGGTACTGTTCCAAACGCAAACGTGGCTATCTCTGCATATGGTCGTATTTGGGCGGCTAATACAACGACTAACAACACAACAGTATCGTTTAGCGATTTGTTGTCGGGTTTTGTTTGGTCTACTGGTACTTCAGGATCGTTAGATGTTTCCCGTGTCTGGTCTAACGGTTCAGATGAAATAATAGGGTTGGCAGCGCATAATGGATTCTTGTTTATCTTTGGTAGACGACAAATTTTGGTTTATGCAAATGCCACAACCCCATCAACTATGGCGCTTTCCGACACGATTTCAAGTGTTGGGTGCATAGCAAGAGACACGATTCAAAACACAGGCAAGGATGTTGTTTTCTTAAGCGGCAGTGGCTTGCGTTCTGTTCTGCGTACATTGCAAGAAAAGTCTGCACCGCTAGGTGACTTGTCAAAGAATATTAGAAATGATTTTTTAACAATAGTTGCAAGTGAATCAGACACGCAATTGAGGTCGGTCTATTCTGAACAGAATGGTTTTTACCTGTTGACTTGCCCAACTTCAGACAAAGTTTTTTGCTTTGACACAAAGACGACTTTAGAGGATGGTTCTTATCGTGTAACGACATGGGACAGCATTGCGCCACAAAGTTTTTGCTCTCGTAGAAATGGTGATTTGTTAATTGGTAAAACTGGTTTTGTAACAAAATACACTGGTTACCAAGACAATGGTTCAGCGTATCGCATGGAATACTACACAAATAACGCTGATTTAGGCAATGACGGTCAAACCTCAATCATCAAGAAGATCAAGGTTCTTGTTGTGGGTGGTAGCAACCAAGCAATATCTGTGTTTTGGGGCTATGATTTCACATCAAGTTACCAATCACAGACAATTTCCATACCAACGCAATCTGTGTCTGAATATGGCATTGGCGAATACAACATTGCAGAATATGCAACAAGCATTATTTTGCAAGAATTAACCGCATACGGCAGCGGGTCAGGTAAAGTCGTTCAAACGGGATTTGAGATTAACATTAACGGGTTTCCAATTTCATTCCAAAAGATTGAGATTCAAACTAAAACAGGCAAACTTGCATAAGGAGCAACCATGTCAAACTATACAAAAACAGTCAACTTTGCGGCTAAAGACGCACTAACAACAGGTGACGCTAACAAGGTCGTTAAAGGTACAGAGATTGATACCGAGTTCAACAACATTGCAACTGCGGTTGCAACAAAGTTTGATACTTCAAGCAGCGCAGGCACGTTGGCGGGGGCTGGTATTGTTACTACCACTGGTACTCAATCAATTGGTGGAACTAAGACATTTACTGGAATTGCAAATTTTACTACCGCAGCGGCTGGTGCTTCTTTTGGTCAAACAACTGCATTCGCAAACTACGCAGCACATTTTCAACCAAATGCAACAAGCGGCATTGGGGGCGCAATCACTCAAAATCAAGGCATATATTTAGGTTTACTTTGTAATACGCAAGATGTTTCTGTCCCCATGGTAGGATTTTTTTACGGCGCTATTGGTTCTGGTGTAGCTGTTGGTTCTATTACAACAAACGGCACGATTACTGCATACGTCACTACATCTGATTATCGTTTGAAAGAAAACATAACCCCTTTAACAAACGCTGTTACTCGTATTAAACAACTTGCACCAAAAAACTTTACTTGGAAAAATAATCCTAGTCTTGGAACTACAGAAGGTTTTATTGCCCATGAGTTAGATGCAGTTGTACCAGACGCAGTATTTGGTGCAAAAGATGCAGTAGACCAAGACGGTAAACCCATACATCAAGGTGTGGATAATTCGTTCCTTGTCCCAATATTAACCGCCGCCCTACAAGAAGCGTTGACTCGTATTGAAGCGTTAGAAGCAAAAGTTGGTTAAAGATGATTACGCACCACTTTTCTGATGGCCTGTATGCGAAGGAAGCTAGGTTTCCTGCTGGCGTAGCCATCTTGAAGCATACCCATAACTTCAGTCATTTGTCTATCTTGGCTGAAGGGAAGGTTGCGGTGTTGCGTGGTGATGAGATTGATATTGTTACTGGGCCAGCTTGTTTAGAGATCAAGGCAGGATTGATTCATGGCGTTAAAGCAATTACTGATTGTGTTTGGTTTTGTATTCATGCCACAGACGAGAAAGACCCGTCTAAGGTGGATGAGATTTTGATTAAAGGGGATTGATATGCCTATTGGTGCAATATTTAGTTTTTTAGGGGCGCAAGAGCAAGCAGATGCTACACAGTCAGCAGCAAATACATCTGCTGCGGCTCAACTTGAGGCTGCTAGATTAGCGGCTGAAGCGGCAAGATTTCGCCCTGTTGGAATTACTACCCGTTATGGTAGTTCTAACTTTCAAATGTCTCCTGAAGGCTACTTAACTGGTGCTGGTTACAACGTCAGTCCTGAGTTAAAAGCCTATCAAGATCGTTTGATGGGGTTGACTGGTGGTGCTTTAACTCAAGCAGAACAGGCGCAACAACAGTATGCCCCTTTACAGACTGCGGCTACGGGGTTGTTTAGCTTGGGTCAACAGTATTTACAACAAACTCCTCAACAGGTTGCGGCTCAATATATTCAACAGCAACAAGATTTGCTTGCTCCTAGCCGTGAGCGTCAGATGGCTCAGTTGCAGAACCAGTTGTTCCAGCAAGGTCGTGGTGGATTGTCTGTAGGTGCTACAGGTGCTAGACCTAGTGGTGCGGCAGGATTGGGTGCTACCACACCTGAGATGGAAGCCTACTACAACGCTATTGCTCAACAGGATGCTCAGTTGGCGGCACAAGCACAGCAAGAAGGACAGCGTAATGTTGCGTTTGGTGCTGGTTTGTTTGGTACTGGTGCAGGGATGTTGGGTCAATACCAAGCTGGTCAGGTTGGCGCATTGAGTCCATTTCAAACTTATTTGGGTACTGGTCAGTCTATTGAGGAGATGGGTCAACAGCCTTTGACGTTGGGTGCTGGTTTGGGTGGTCAAGCGGCGGCTTATGGTGCTAATGCTGGCTCTAGTCTGCTCAGAGGTGGATTGAGTGCCGCATTGACTCAACAACAAGCCAATCAAATTAGCCCATTAGGTTCTTTCCTTACTGGCGCATCTAAAGACCCAAAACTGCAAACTGGATTTGAAAAGTTGTTTGGTGGACAAAGAAATTATTTCGATAATATGGGAAATGAATTTACCCCATCTGGAACACCAATTTACGACTATTAAGGAATAATCATGGCAACCTCAGAAATTCTTGGTTTATTTACCACTCCTGAACAGTACCAACTTGCTCAACGGCAAGCGCAAGAGGCTGAAGCATTGCAATATGCAAGACTTGACCCTACAGCGCAAGCACAGTATGGGTTCTATCGTGCTGGTCAACAGTTAGGTGGTGCTATTGGCGGTGCTTTGGGTGGTCAAGACCCACAGTTGCAGTTAATTGCTCGTACTCAACAACTTGCTCGTTCTGCAAATCTTGCTGACCCCGCTTCATTAGAAGCTGTTGCTCAACAATTAGCCAATATTGGGAATATGCCATTGGCTATTAACTATGCGGATAGAGCTAAAGCACTGCGTGAAGAAAAACGTAAAGTCAGAGAAACAGATGCATTGGTTTCATTACGAGAAGCTCAAGAGGTAAAAGCAGGTCTTCCTCCAAAATTAACAGGAGACGAAAGATACATTCAAGCTCTTAGAACCGTTGAAACAAAACTTAGAAACAAACAAGAAGTTTCTGGAGAAGAATTGTCTGATGCCAATATGTCGGCACAAATGCTATCCAAGCCAAGAACATTTTTTGACCAAGCATCAGGACAAATGGT